CGCGCAGCAGTACGGCAACCCGGGCTTCGCCTACGAGGAGCCGCTGCTCTGGATCAGCCCGCTCCAGTCGACCGCCACGGACTTCAACGCCTACGGCGGCTTCCGCCCGACCCCGCTCTCAGCCGATAGCGACGACTGCTCCCGTGATCCCTGGGGCGGGCTTGCGCCCGAGTTCCATCCGGCGGTGGTCAACTACGCGCTCTGGAAGGGCGGCGAGTACCTCCAGCACGAGCAGTCCGGGGGCGGCGAGCGCTGGCGCACCCTCTACGAGGGCCAGGACGGGGCGGGCGGGGACATCTCCCGGATCAAGAAGATCCTCGGCAAGCGGGTGACCCCGAAGGGCGCCTCACGGCGCGCGCTGGAGCGCAACCTCGGCGGCCTCTCGCGCTCCGGGTCCTACATGGGGGGCTGATGAAGCCGGTCTCCGTCCTTGGTGACGTGCGCGGGATGGCGCGCGACTTCGCGCTCGACCAGCTCCCCCGAGGCTACGTCTGGGACCTCGTCAACTACATGCCGCATCGTCGCGGCGCGACGCTCGACGGACGCCGGGCCTGGAAGTTCCTGACCGCCCCTTCGGCGCTTGCGGGCACGATCTGGGGCGGCGCGCACGCCTCCTACAACGCGGGCAGCTCGCTGCTTGTCGCGTCCGGGCCGAACCTCTACCTGGTCGACCAGACCACCGGGGCGGCGACCTCGCTGGGCGCGCTGTTTGCGAGCCTGAAGCAGAACGGGCAGATGCTCCACGACCGTGTCTACTTCGCTGACGGGAGCGGGGCCTCGAAGCCGAAGTACGTGACCCGCTCCGGGGCGACCCACGCGATTGCCCAGATCTCCGGCGCGAACGCCCCGAATGGCTCCCTGCTCTGCGTCTTCAAGGACTACCTGTGCGTGGCGGGCGACCCGGCGAACCCGCAGAGGCTCTACTTCTCGCCGCTGGAGTCCGCGACTACGGGGCCGCCGACGACCGGGCCGTGGGACGTGAAGGCGCTCTGGGGGACCTCGCTCGCGATCACCGCGATCTGGCCGATGGGGTCGCAGATCCTGATCTTCCACGACGGCTCCATCGAGAAGCTGCGCGGCGGGATCCCGCCAGCCTCGCTCGTGGACACCGACATGTCGCTCGACCCGTTCACGAGCCAGGTCGGGTGCGCCGACCCGTCCTCGGTCGTCGGCTGGCAGGAGAACGTGATCTGGGCGGCGCCCCGCGGCGTCTACCTCTCCGACGGCGCCACGATGCGCTCGCTCACCTCCCAGGGCGGGATCGCGGAGCTGTGGCGGAGCCTCTACACCCAGAAGCGCCCCGGCACCCAGGTGACCGCCTCGGTCTTTCTCGACCTGCTCTTCGTCAGCATCCTCGTCGACTGGGACAACACCTACCCCTACGACCTGCGTCCCTTCACGCTGATCTGCGACCTGAACGAGCGCGCCTGGTACCGCTTCGCGAACATGGGGATGACCGCCGCGATCCCCTCCTCGACCGACGCGGAGGAGGTCTGGTGGGGAGTCGACGGGGTCAACTTCGCGGCCACCTACCAGAACCGGCTCTCCCGCTTCAGCGACATGCTCTTCACCGACTCGGAGGTCACGACCCTCGACAACATCGGCCGAACCATCCTCACCCCACCGGTCGACCAGATCGACGGGAACGGGGTCGCGATGCTGCCGCAGATCGAGACGGGCTTCCTGAAGCTCGGCCCGGAAGGGCGCAAGCGCTTCCGCCACCTCTTCGTCTCGCACACCTCCGAGCTGGCGACGCCGAACCCGGCCGCGAACAAGCTGCGGGCCAGCTACCGCCTCCGCCCCTACCCCTACACGCCCTACACGGCGCTTGCCGACTTCCCCGGGGTCGACGGCTACCGCCGCTACCGGCTGCGGCTCGACAAGAGCGGCTACGGGGTCGCGATCAAGATCGAGCAGACCGTCCCGACCGCGATCTCGCGCCTGCACGACATCGGGATCGAGCTGTGGCCGCTTGACCGCGGGCATCTGTGAGCGACTTCTCCCTCCAGGGCGGCGAGACCGCGAAGCTGACCGAGCAGGAGCGCAAGCTGATCGCGCGCCTCTTCTCCGACCCGACCTACTTCCCGGTCGAGTTCCGCACCTGGCTGAAGAACTACATCGAGAACGCGGGGATCAGCGTCTCCGCCTCCCAGATCCAGGGCACGAACACCCTGCGCACCGGGATGCCCGCCGGGATCCTGATCCCCTGCGCGAGCGCGGGCGCCGTCCCGCCCGACGCGCTCGTGACCGACGGGCGCGCCGTCTCGCGCACGACCTACAGCGTCCTTTTCAGCAAGATCGGCACCGCCTGGGGGGCCGGGGACGGCTCGACGACCTTCAACCTCCCGGACGTGCGTGACCGGACGCTCTTCGGGGCAGGGTCGGTGATCGCGGCGGCAGCGAGCGACGGCCAGGCGGCCGGAAGCCGCCAAGGCCCGGCTCACGGTCACGGCACCCACGTCCACAACGTCGGCACCGGCAACGTCGGTGGCGGCTTCGACCAGTTCGGCATGAACACCAACCGCCAGGCGACCGCTGGCCCGACCGACCCGGCGCAGGTCGGCCCGGCGGGGGCCTTGCAGAACACCTTCAACTGGGTCGGCGTCGTCTACGCGGTAACCACCGGCCAGTCGTAACGTCAGCAGCCTGCTTCAAGATGGGAGCAACCTCATGGCAGTTCCGAAACTAGGAGTCGGCACGACGACGAAGGCCCCGGCGATTAAGGCCGTCGCAACCTCCGGCTTTGGCGCCCCGAAGCCCTACATGCCGATGCCGACCTCAGACTTCCTGAAGGGGACCGGGGTCTTCAAGGGCGGCTACCTCCAGGACCCGGGCGTCGTCGGGATGACGACCGGGGACACATCGAGTGGGATCCCGACGACTTACACCCAGGGCGGGACGACGATCCCGCTCGTCGGCCCCTCGACGGTGGACACGAGGATCGCCAACCCCTTCGGGACGAGCCGCCCCGACCTCGCGGCGCTGATCGCGGGCGACTACGAGACCCAGGACGCGGAGACGCAGATGGCTTCGCGGATGGCGGCGCTGAAGTCGTCCTTCACCGACAACGTACGCAAGTCCCTGGTCGATCTGGGGCTTGGCGACACCGCCCAGCTCGGGAAGTTCGGCAGCTACATCGACCAGGCGACGATCCAGAACGCGATTGCGAACAAGTACTCGGCCAACGCGCAGATCCAGACCAGCCAGGACAAGGCGAACGCCCAGATGCAGGCCGCCCTGGCCGCGCGCGGCGCGCTCTCCTCCGGCCAGTTCTCGAAGTCCGCCGGGGACATCGCCGGGGACGCGGAGAAGTCGCGCTACGACGCCTTGCAGCAGTTCCTCAGCTCGGGCGAGCAGGGCCTCACCGACATCGGGACGCAGGAGTCGGCCCTCGCGGGCGCGGTCGCGCAGGCGCGCGCGAACGCGGCCCAGCGCGCCTCGCAGTACGACCTCGGCTGGCTCAACTACCAGGCCGGGGCAGACCAGGCCCCGCCGACCGACAACACGGGCGCGCCGCTTGCCCCGCAGGCCCCGGCTCCTCCGAAGATCACCCCGAAGGCCCCGGCGAAGCCTGCCGTGGTCAAGTCCTACAACCCGGCCGCCTACGTGCCGGGCTACGCCAGCCCGGCGCTCGCGAAGGCGATCCAGGCGAAGGGGAAGAAGAAGTGACGATCATCGACAGGAGCGGGAGGGTCGTCACGAACCCGAAAGGGACGGCGATCAGGCCGACCGGGGCGATGGTCGGGGGCCTCCCCACCTACACCCCCGCCCAGCTTCACCTGGTCAACCCTGCGATCAAGTACAAGAACTACTTCAACTTCATCTCGAACCGGCGTGGCCTCCAGCCAGGGCCTGCCTGGCCGGGGCGCGGTGGCCCGGGCCTTCCGACCATCGAGTCGCTGATCCGCAACGTCCACATCGACACGCCCGCGATGATCCAGGCGCGCACGAACCAGATGACCGCCGACCAGGTGAAGGCGCAGCAGGGCCTCGTGTACGACGAGGCGACACGCGCCCGCGCGCAGGCGCTGCGCACGATGCAGGCGCAGGCTGCGGCCGGGAACGCGGCGGCGGCGATGAACAAGGACCTGTTCGGGATGGTCGGGGGCCAGTACAACGCTGGAGCACAAGAGCTGGCGGGCCTTGCGACGGGCGGGGTCTCCGACCTGACCGACCAGACGGCGGCGAACACGGCGGCGGTCAACGCCTCGCTCGCCTCCGTCGGGATGCCGGGGATCGACGCGCGGATGGCGGGGCCGGAGCAGGCATCGGTCGCCCGCTTCCGCGCGGGCCTCGGCGCCCAGGACATGCTCACCCAGGGGAGTGCGGCGAACTTCGGCCTGGCGGGGCTAATCAACTCGCAGGACCTGCGCGCCACCCAGGAGGCGGTCGCCGGGCAGAACGTCTCGAACACAGCCATCGAGCAGAAGCAGTCGGACGCGATAGCCGAGATCGCCCGTACCCGCCCCGATGTCGCCGCGAAGATCCTCGCCCAGCTCCAGGACGCGAACCGCCAGCAGATCGCGCTCGGCTCCAGCCTGCTTCAGCAGCGGCGCGCAGCTTTGCAGACCGGCTTCCAGCAGGGGATGACCAAGAAGCAGTTCGCGCTCAGCAAGAAGCAGTTGAAGCAGCAGAAGACGATTGCGGACGCCCAGATCAAGGCGGCGTCCGCGAAGCTCGCGAACCAGAACGCGATGCCCGACGCGACCCTTTCTGGCAAGCTCGGCTACCTGGTCGACGCGAACGGCAACCCGCTCCTGAACAAGGCGGGGAAGCCGGTGCTGCTGCCCACCTACAAGGTCGACAAGAACGGGCGGGTGGTCAAGGCTGCGGGTGCGGGCACGGGTGGCGCGGGCGCTGCGACCCCGGGCGAGGTTCAGACGTTCCTGAAGACGCTGGCTCCGAAGGCTCCGGCGACGCAGAGCACGACGAAACGCAACACAGGCACAGGCACGTCGGTGACGACCCGTCAGCCGTCCGGGGCACCGGTCTTCCCCGTCAAGTTCACGGCGGCCTACAAGCGGCTACTCGCGATGGGAGTCGACGACGCCTCGGCGCGCGGCTACCTGGACAGCATCTACAAGCGCGGCGAGGGTGGCCGTGACTGGTTGCGCAACGAGGAGCAGGCGATCCTGCAACGGGCCGCCGCCGCGACGAGGGGCCAGGCATTGGGCGTCGCCGTGCGCCCCACCTCCCATGTCTACAAGGGCGTCCACTACCTTGACCGGCCGCAGATGTCGGCGCTGACCAAGGAGAACGTGAACGTCCCAGGGCACTGGATGCAGGGCAGCACCTCGACCCAGGACCTGGGGCCGATCTATGTGATCGACCAGACGTATGACTGATGGGCAGCCTTGACGATCTTGCGAAGGCGCGTTCGGGCGGCGGTGGCGGTGGCGGAGGCGGCGGAGGATCGCTCGACCAGGTAGCACGCCAGCGGTCGGGCGGCGGTGCGGTCCCGCCCCCTCCGACAGGCAAGAAGGGGAAGCCGAAGAAGCCCGGCTTCGACTGGGTGAAGCTGGCGGTCACCCCGGCCTCGGTGATTGGCGAGCAGCTCGCCCTGCACGCGCCGAACAAGTATCTGCGCGAGGCGGCGCGGATCGAGTCGGTGCTCGCCGGGGCACCCTACGAGGCCTTCAGGCACCCGGGCCTCACGACCTCGCAGGCCGTGCATTCGGTGACGGGCCTGCCGGAGATGGGGAGCGCGCTCGGCCACGCCTGGATGGCCGAGGAGCGGAAGCACGGTGGCGGCACGACCGGGGCGCTGAAGGCCGACTGGGCCGTACTGCACCTGCTCGCGAGCGGCGCCGCGAAGGACTACAAGAGCCGCTACGGGAAGGACTTCCAAACCCAGCAGGAGCAGCAGACGTTCTCAAACCTGATGGATCTGTTCACGGTCGTCGGGGGCGCCTCGCGCGTCGGCGCGCTTGCGAAGGCCGGGAGCCGCCTCGGTGAGGCCGGGGTGGCGCGAAGCCCGGGGAACCTCTGGCAGGAGGCGGCGCAGCCGGGGCGCGTCTCGACGGGCAAGCCGTTCGAGCGCACCTTCACCTACACGACCCCGGAGGGCAAGACCCTCTCGGTGCCCAAGACGGTCTCACGCTCACCTCTACGCCGTGGCGTCTCGGACATGGGGGAGGCGATCTCGACGCGCTTCCCGGAGGCGCCGACGATAGGGATGCTCTCCCGGGTGACCCGGGCGATCCCGGCCAACGAGCGGCGAGGGATGGAGGGAACGCTCGCCTCGGTGATCGGCGTGGACGCCGTGAGCAAGCTGTCGAAGGCCGGGCTGACAAGGCTCTACTGGATGGCCCAGCTCACGAACAAGGACTCGACCCCGGTGCTTCAGGAGTGGCGGAACATCCTGGGCCGGGTCTACCACGACAACCAGCCGACCGGGGACGCCAACTTCGACCAGTTCGTGCAGCAGGCCAAGCAGCTCGGGTTCGGGGAGAAGCACCTGGAGCGCCTCGACGCGGCGATCAAGTACACGCCCGACAAGCACTACCAGCAGGCCTGGGACGCGCTGCGCCAGGTCACCGGCATGTCGGAGCAGACCCAGATGGATGCGAACGGGTTCTCCAGCCTCGTCACCGACCTGAAGCGGGCGACCGACCACGTCGATGCCCTGCACAAGGCCGGGGCTACCCCGGAGGCGATCAGCGCCGCGGCCGACACCGTCGCCTCGTTGCAGAATCAGATCGGGGGCAAGGCGACCCAGCTTCAGCAGATGTTCCAGGGACGCCGCGGCCTCGTGCAGGACATGTACCACGCGAACCGGGTCTCGAACGGCCCGGAGCGGCAAGCCTGGCTGGAGGCGCTGCCGAAGATGGAGAACTTCGACCCGCAGCAGGCGCAGGACGCGATCCGCTTCGCGGACGGCCTCGCCGCCGCCCACAAGGACCCGAACGAGTTCTGGGCCACCCGGGTCGGACTCCCCTCTTCGGAGCCTGCGCAGCAGTTCATGCGCCGCGGCGCGAACGCCCTCATGCAGGAGCCGGGGGTCTACGGGGGCCTGGTCGGGGGCACGGAGGCTGCGGCGGAGGCGGGCGGAAGCCCCTTCTATTCCACGTTGCAGAACTGGATCTCGAAGCAGGACTGGAAGTCGATGCCCGCCAGTGAGCTGGAGTCGATCCTCTCGAAGCCGAACGTGATCCCGCCGCTGGAGTACTACCACGCGGGCCTCGACCTCTTCTTCGCCACGCTCCCCGCCGGGGCCAGGGTGAGCAAGGAGGAGTTCCTGAACCATCTCTCCTCGGTGATGAACTCCTACGACTTGCAGGAGTACCACTTCGTCAACCGCAGCGATCTCGTTCCCCAGGGACTACACGCCCAATGGGAAGGCGAAGGTCTGATCTCCCGCGACCCACACGAGGGCGAGTACCACGAGATCGTGATGACGTTCGGTCGGAACACCGACGGGATCCGCAACCTCTACGACAACCCCTTCTCGAAAGGGCAGTTTCACTGGCAACTGCCAAACACCATCGTCCATCTGCGCTTCCACATCTTCGAGGAGAACGGGGTCAAGAAGCTGCTGATCGACGAGGTGCAGTCCGACTGGGAGTCGGAGTGGCGGAAGCGGGGGATGAAGAAGGAGGACTACGTACCGAAGGGGCCGCAGCACCAGCGGGCGATAGACGAGCTGACCCAGGAGCACGAGGCCGTGAAGCAGCAGATCGGCCGGGTGACGGAGCAGCAGAGACAGTTCGCCCAGGAGCACGGCTGGGCCTCAGTGGCCGCGGGCGCCCCCTATGACGAGCTGAACACCCTCTATGGAGGTCTCGCCAAGATCCAGGACGAGCTGAAGGCCCTGCACGGGCCGCCCCCGCCCTCGATGCTCGGCCCCTCCTACTACCGGGCTGCGATCCGTCGCGCCTTCCGCGAGGCAGGAGAGCAGAACGTAGACCAGATCATCATCAGCGACCCGCGCGTACAGCATGTGCGCAACCACGAGAACCACCCGGTGCTGAGTCACACCAACCTCGACACGCTCGAAGGCGCGCTCCCGGGCGACTACCAGACCTCCGACCCGTACGCGAACGTCCAGATGGGCCATGTGCTCTCCCACTACGCACAGCACCCCGAGGACCTGGGCGGCCCCCGTGAGCGGATGTACGCCAAGGACATCCCCGAGTTCGCCCGGAAGGCCTACGGGGTGACCCCGGAGCATGTGGACAACGCCTACACGGGGTACTTCTCCACCCAGGAGGGTGGCAGGACCGAGACCGGCCCGATGCCGGGGACGAGGATCTGGCTGACCCCGGAGGCGAAGGCGAAAGCGCTGAAGCCCTCGGTGCTCTTCCAGCGCCCGCTGAACTGGGGCGCGCTCCCGAAGGGCGCGAACGAGCTGCTCGCGAACGGCGACCGGCTCGTCCACATGTTCCAGACCGCCGACATCTCGACCTGGATCCACGAGCTGTCGCACTCGGCTGTCTACGACCTCTCCGCCGAGTCGCGCAAGATCATCGAGAACCACTACGCCGGGGGCGTCCCCATCGACGCCTGGAAGGAGACGCCGCACGAGAACTTCGCCCGCGACTTCGAGCTGTGGGCGCGCGAAGGCAGGGCGCCCAACGCCCACCTGCGTGATGTCTTCGCCCGCATCTCGGTCTGGATGAAGGCGATCTACCGCAAGGTCGACGCGAACCACGAGATCCCGCCCGAGGTCAGGCAGGTCTTCGAGCAGATGTTCAAGCACGACGGCGGCGACGTGCCGGACGTGTTCATCCCGCACCGGGCGAACCTGGC